TGTTATCCTTGGACCATCCAGACGAGCCCGCGCCATCGGTAAACTTACCGCTATCGTCTCGGGGATGCGAGGACTCGTCCCACTCAGCGCCGCGCATCCCGCGCTTACGGGCTACGGCCCACGCATTCAGGTCTACGTCCTTGCCGCGCGTGCGCAGGAACGCCTCGGCGGTCACGCGCTGAGCGCGACTGAAGCCGGCGCGATGGGAGCCGGCGCCACGGAATTCCTCATTGACCCAGTGCGCGATCTCGTGGATCAGCGTCTTGACCGTCCTGCCACCGGGATTGAGGTCCACGCGGGTCATGTACTGCTGGCCCAGGAACCCGCCCTTCTCATCCGTGAACACAACGTTAACGCGGCCTCCGCCCTTGCCAAGCTCGGACGTGACCATATCGGCGATGCCCTGCGCCTGCTCGGGCGTAAGTTCGGAGCTGAACAGCTCGCCGTAATCGCTGCTATTCTTGAGCGCCGCGGTCCAGTCGAGATCCACCTCATCCTTTACTTTAAGCTCGCGCCGCGTGCGCGTCGCCTTGGCGAGATCCATGTGCATCGTGCCTGGGTCCGGCGTGACGCCCAGGAAGGTGGCGGGATCGCCGATGGACGCGCCACCGGAATCGGTAAACTTACCGCCTTCACCGCGGGGATGGTCGGCCTCGGACCACTCGGCACCGCGCGGCGCTCCGACCGGCGCCAGCTGCGCCCAGTCGGTCCACGTGAAGCGGTCGGCTCCGGGTATCGGCGTCATCGCGCGCCCTCCGAACTCCCTCCGCCCACGTACGTCATCCTGACGTGCAGGTAGGGCGTGGAGAAGCTTAGCCAGTGCGATGTGCCGCCGTACTCGACCGAGTCGATGCGGAACCTAGCGCCGCTGCCCAGCAGTACCTCGCTCTCACTACGGCTCTGCTTGTCATGCAGGTCGTCTTTCCCGGTCTCGTGCGCGTAGTTGGTGCGACGCGCCGCCTCGACGCTGGCGACCTTGGTCCCCTCGGGGAGCGTGATCGTGAACTTGACCGCGGTGCCGACCTCCTTGACCTTGTCGGCCTTACTCGGGCCGTAGCGATTGTATAGGCTTTCGTACTTGCCGTTGGCGATGTAAGTCTCAAGCCGATTCTGCGCCGGCCCAAGCATGGTGGAGGTAAACCCGGCCTCGGTGCGCACGGTGCCGACTGCGGCCTTCAGGTCATCCTCCGATATCCCAGGAAGGTACGCGGCGCGGCCCACGACCACCGCCTCAGGCAGCGCGTAGCCGCGCTCGGCGATGGTGGCGTTGATCTGCGCCGTCTTGGCATCCAGATCCGCGACGCGGGCCTCATCCGGTACCTCTCGCTCCACGCGATGCGGGTGCTCTGGGTCGGTGTGGTTGTGCACCAGAGTGCCATCGGCCACCTGGATATCGGTCCAGCCACGCCAATCGGTGCCGCCCAGCCCCGCCGCGTGAATCTGCGCCTCCTCCTCGGGTGTAGCATCCCGCACGAACTGTCGGACCGTGGGCGGCTCGTAAGTCCCACGCAGCCGATCATTGGTATCGTGGTAGCCGAAGCTGGCGTAATCGGTGAGCGCGCGACGGTCCTCCTTGCTTAGCGCGCGGCCCCACTCGGCGACAGGTCCCTGCTCGTGCCACTGATAGCCGGACTCATTGTCGAACCCGCGGCCGGTCACGACGCCACCAGCGGCGCCGCCGGAATCCGTGAATTTTCCGGTATCGTCTCGCGGATGTGCGGACTCGTCCCACTCGGCTAGGGCTCTAGCGCCGCCCTCGCCTTCTCTATCTGCTCGGGCGTCGGCTCCTTGCCCGTCATCTTGCGGTATGCGTCCAGCACGAATTTCAGCTGCTCCTGCTTGTCCATCGGGACCTTGCCTAGGTGTAGCTTCGTCTTGTCTGTCCTGTCGCTCATGCAGTAATACCTCCGCGCGCCGCGCGACGCGCTCACTGGCGAATTCCGCGTCCTGCTCGGGCTTCACGCTGCGGCCCGCACCGAAATCGAAATAGGCATCCTGGTGGTAGCGCGTGCGAAGCTCGACCGCCTCGGCACGGCTGTTCACCACGTGGCTGATGTCGAGGAACACCTGATGCGTCTTGGGATCGTGCCATCCGCCGAAGTAATTCTCGCTCTGGCGGAACATGGCGAGATTGTCACGCACGAAGGTGGAGATGTGCTCGGGCTCCAGCTGCTCGACCGGCATCGCTCTCGCGCGGTTCTCCGCAATCGACACGGCGAACTGGCCGGGCGCACCCTTGTCTGATCCTGAGAAGACGTCTACCGTAAACCCGCCGTCCGGCTCGGACAGGCGCTCGATCAGGCGCTTGATCGCGACGGACGAGCCGCCGATATCGGATGGGGCGGTATCGGTAGCGCCTGACGCGGTGCCGGCGCCGGATTCGACGAACTCGCCCTTATCGTTGCGGGGATGGTCTGCCTCATCCCACTCCAGCTCGCGCAGCTCGATCCCGTGCGCGCGCCTTAATGTATCTACCATCTCGCTCGCGTGGCGCCGCTTGCGCTCCTTCAGCAGCTCACGCAGGTGCGGGATGTCGCGTACCGGCGTCATCGCGGTAAGACGGAATGCGCCCACGCCTCTCGCGTAGTAGAGGCGATTGCCGCTCCAGCCGCTCGATCCGAACCTATTCCTATCGTCTATCACTACCGTGTGGATGGTTGCGTGGTTGCTGCGCGCCCACGCCTCCTTGCGGACGCGCGAGTCGGGGTGCATCGTGATCTTGTCGTTGCCGTTGTCCAGGATCGTCTTGACCTCGACGCCTGCGACCTTACCGCCCGCGCGCACGACCACATCGACCGCGTCGTTGTCGCCGGTACGCTCGCCGCCCAGCATGCGCACGATGTCCTTCTCGCTCCTATCGGCCCAGCGCTGCTTGCGCGCGGTGGCGGGCTTGTGGGTGCGCAGGGCGCGCTCTACACGCGCACGCGCGACAGAGGAGCCGCCGCCCGATGTATCCCCAGCGAACTGACCGCCTCCGGGCTGGCCCGCGGGAACGCGCGGCTGATCGGGGTTGTACGCAGCGATGGCGATATGCGCGCCATCGGGAACGGCAAAGCGGGGATCAGCAGCCGGCGCCGCGCGGACCTGCGACCTCGCACACCTCATCCCTAGCTTGGTGCGCGGCGTGTAGGTGCGAGCGTGCCTCCTCACGCGGCCTCCCCGTCCAGCAGCAACAGCAACTCCTCATCCTCGGCGCGTATCCGGTCAACGTCGGCCGCGGCGGGGCTCAGCTCTACTTGCGGTAGCTCGGTTATCGGCCACCGCGATAGCGCTGCGTCGCACCCTACCGCGTACGATCCCGCGTAGGCGCGCAGCCGGCGCGAGGCGTTTAGCTGCGCTGCCGTGTGAGTGGCGGTGTACGAGTCGTCCGCGTGCAGGACGCGGCGCACGCACAGCAGCGCCTGGACATCGGCCACCATTGCCGGCATCGCTGGTATCGATGGCGCCGCGCGCAGGTGGTACGTGTGCTGCAGCGAGACCTCGATTGCGCGCATCGCGTAGGCGCCGGGCTCCGCCACGAGCGGGTACGTGCGCGGCCAGTAGCGCTTGGGCTCCGCCTTCTTCTTCTTGGCCGGCGGGCGACGGACCCCGCCTCCGATCCTGCCGTACGTCAGCGAGACGTCGTACCCCGTCCAGTCCCACGCGCCCGGCTCGGCATCGAGCACCACCACGGACGGGATGTGCGAGATTATCCCCGTCAGGTACAGGAAATACCTGTCATTGTAGAAATACGGGGGGAAGAAGCGTCCAGCCATGGGGTAACCGATAATTGATAACCGCGCTACGGTCCGCTCACATCCTTGGTGACGGTAAGACGGTTGCCATCCGCATCCACGCCGGCAACGATGCGGTTAATCGCGTCGTTCACATCGCGAATCGTGATAGTGGTCGTGCCGGCGCCGGACAGCTTACCCGCGAGCGCCGCGCTCATCAGCCGCACGAGCTGCTTGGCGGTGAAAGATCCCTCAAGCGATCTCGCCCACACCGCCTCGGCGACCTCATCGGCGCTGATCTCTCCCTCCAGCAGCGTGGACGAGCTTGACGCCGCCATGATCACCTGCGTGTAGGCGGTAGTCTGGATCGGGTTCATCTCGGCGCCCAGCGCATCTACCGCCACGAGATTTCCGCCGCTCACCTGACACTGCACGAACGATGGGCCTGGGCGCGCTTCGAATGCCAGACGCGCGTTGAGGAGCGTAACGGTGAGCCCGACGTACAGCCCGCCGCCCAGTGGCTCCTTGCCGGCGCCGGAGACAATGGAAGGCTCATCCACGCCATACGGCTCGGCCTCCAACGTGCGCAGCGTGTCGTACAGGTCCTGAATCGTCACCGCCACCTCAGGGGCGGCGACCGTAACGATGCGCGGACTCGGCGTCCAGTTTACGCTAATGTACGCTTGGAACATAGCCGCGCTCGATCTCTTCTGCGATCTGGCGCAAGCGGTCAGGAGAAAACAACCCGTTCAGGCTGGCCCAATTCGCGCGCTTGAAGAAATGGACCCGCGGCTCGGATTGCGACGCCTTCCACGCTTCCTTGGCGAGGCGGACAGCCGCTTCGTTCTCGGCCTCCGCCCCGCCTCTGTGTGCCAACCACTCCTCAAAGGTCATGAGACTCCCCTGGACTCGGCCCTACGTATCTCTACCCGGTCCCGCCTACGTGGCCTGCGGGTCTTCCACCAGAATCGGCGCGAACGTGAGCCCCGTCGTGAGGAACTGCGTATCGGTGGAGTACGGCTTGAATCCGTACTTGCGGACCACGGTGCGCACATCGATGGCGCCCGCGCCGCAAACGATCTGGTCCGACTGCTCGGTTGCCGCATCTGCCAGCACGTCCAGGAACGGCACGTAGCAGTCGGCGTTGTCCGTCTCGCCAGTCGGATCGGTCGTCACCGTGAACTTCTTCGTTGCCGTGTCGAATGCCGTGTAGACGTAGCGCGTGTCGCCCACGCGAATCACGCCCGACAGCGGCGTCTTGTTGATGTCGATGGCCTCGTGGACCGCGAGGTGCGTGGCGTCCGAGTTCGTGTCGTCGTAGGTGTACTGATTCTTGACCACATCGCCCGTCGCGATCTCCGCCACGAAGATCTGGCAGCCGATGAGCGATGCGTGCGCGCAGATGACGCGCTGGTAGTTCGGAGGCAAGCGCTCCGTCCCATCCGCATCGTTGAGCACGAATGCGGCCGTCGCCGCGTTCTGGACGAACACGCCGCGTGCACCGTAGAACGTCGTGCCGGCCAGGGTGCCGAGAGGCGCCACCTTGACCTCGGCGTACGTGCCCTCGATGCAGGCGCGGTACTCCTGACCGTCGTCGCCATTGAGCTTGTACGTCGGACTAACGCTCTTGTAGCGCGTGAGGTACTTGGTCCACTCGTAGCCCTGGACCGTGGTCTTGCCGTTCAGGTCGATGACCACGTTGTAGGGGTAGGCGGTGGCGCCAGGGTAGAGCGAGAGGCTGACCGCATCCTCGGCCGCGGTGCTGCTCGGTGTGTAATGCGAACCGGACGAGCCGCCGGTCAACTGGCCCGTGCCGTTGGGCGAGCCGGAGACGTCCTCAACGTACAGCTCGTCGGATACCTCAGCGACGAAGCGGAAGGTCGCGCCCGTGCCCGTCTGCGTGATGGTCTCACCGAACGTAAACGCCGCATCGCTCGTGCCGCCTGAGAACTTGCGCTGCACGAACACCGTCTGGATGTCCGTGTACCCGGCGACCACGTTCGTGTAGGCGGTCGAGCCTGAGTTCGTGGTGGAGCCGTCGCCCGCCGTCTTGCACTCGCGATCCGTGTACTCGACCAGTGTCTCGGAGATGACGAACGGACCGCCGCGCACCGCGGACAGGTAGAGGTTCCCGGTGGCGATCTTCACGATCTTGCCGACCGCGAGGCTCGTGCCGCCCTTGACGAAGCTGCCAACGGTGAAGTTGGTCGTCGCGGCGGGAGTAAGGTAGATGTCGCCGCTACGGTTGCCTGAGTCAATCGCCGTGTTGATACCGATGGGGTTCCTGCCGCCACCGGACAGATCCGAGAAGTTGTGGTCGTAGGTCTCGCCGGATTCGCGGGCGTAGATCCAGACGCCTCCGTTGGTAGGCGAGCCCGCACCGTTGACCGACTGAATCCACGACCCGGTGTCCTTCACCTTGATGAGAATATCGACGTTGCCCGAGATCCACCACGGCGTGACCTCGGCGTCGTTCTGGATCAGGTACAGCATCGTGCCAGCCGGCTGCGTGCCGATGGAGTACAGGTTCGACCACAGCGAGTCAGCGAAAGAGGAACCCGAACCGGCGGGATCGACGATGGACCCGCCTTCCAGGTACTTGTAGTCGTTTGCGTGACCGAACGTCCACCCGTTCAGCCACCGGTACACCGTGGGTGTCTGTGACTCAATCGGGTAGTCGTCGTCCATCTGGCCTGCGGCGGCGAACTCACCCGCGAGCCACTGGAAGAACTCCAGGATGGCACCGACGTGAGTCTTGTCACCGAACACGGACGGCAGGTTGTTGCCCGTCGCCGCGTCGTCGTTGGTGACGGTCTTGGCGTCGTAATCGATCGCCCAATCTGCTGCAGAAAAAGCCATGTCCCTACTCCTTAGGTTTGCTGGGGGTCTACGATCAACGTGACAGGCATGGTGATGTCGCTTGAGCTGATATCCTTAATGGCCTTCCACTGCTTGTAGCCGTACAGCCGCACGCGCCAGCGCGCGCCTACTACCGCCGCACCGGTATAAGACGTGGACGCGAGACCTCCTCCCGTCGTCGTAGTGTTCAAAATGTACGGCGACTCATCATTGTTGTCGATGTAGCAGAGCGCGCCATCTACGCCCGTGCCGCTTTCATCCACCACCTCGAAGCCCAGCGTGACCGACGTCGCAGTCGTGATGGTGCTGGAGCCGTTGCCGCTCTTGTGCGTCTTTGTTACATCCACGCCCGTGTTCGCGCCGCCCAGGTTGAGCGTGATCGTCTGCAGCGACGCATTCGACAGCTCGAACTGATAGACGGTGCTCGCGTAGGTGCCGAAGAACTGCATGTTGGCGAACTCGACCGACGCCGTACCCGCACCGTTGATGCGGATCAGGTGCTGCGTGGTCGGCGTGCCCGACGTGATGAAGTTGCAGAAGCTGACGCGATGCGAAGTCGTCGTCGGAAGCAGCAGACCCCGATTCGTGCCACCCGTATCGGTCGGATCGATGATGTTGGTGTTGAGCACCTCCGCGCCGTCACCCGTCGAGCCTACATCGATCTCGCCGCAGTTCGTGAACGAGCACGAGCACACCGTCGTCTCGGTTCCGCCGGAGTCGTTGTCGAGAGAGATGCCCAGCACCGCGCCCCGCACGGTCAGCCCGTACAGCTTGACGGCAGAAAGATGTGCCTTGTCCGTGGCGAAATCAATCTTCCACTGCACGCCGGTAGTAACGCCGCGCTTGAAGAATCCTCCGCCGAGACCCTGGCGGTCGTCGCCCGAACCTACGACCTGACCGAGCGTGATCGAGGTCTTGTACGATGCGGCGCCCTTACCGTCCAGCACGTAGTAATCGGAGTAGTTGATCGCGTCTGTGGTGCTGCCGCTGTAGTAGTACGTGTGCCGCTTGAAGATAATGACCGGGTTGGTCGAATCGGAGAACGTCGTCGTGGCCGTCTGCGAGTCGCTGCCGATCCGCAACCCACACGAGACGATGTAGGCGCCGCCGGCATCCTGAATCAGCCCATTCGCGTTGGTGGTAGAATCGCTCAATAAGTCCGCCCACGTCGCCGTGGTCGAGCCGTCGCCCACGACCGCGTAGACCGGGCGTCCGTACCACATCGCGTCCACGAAGAACGAGTCCGTGCGGAACGTCGTCGCCGTCGCCAGCGTGCCTGCGCCCACGCGGTAGACGTTGGCGAGATCCGAGCTGGACCAGCTGCCGTTCGTCGCGGTCGGCGTCTTGCGCGTATCGACCAGGAACAGCGTCCATCCCCCTGTGGTCACATTCGAGCCGGACACGTACCACTTCGCCCACTTGCCTGTCGAACTCGGCAGCGCGTTGTCGCACTCGATGATGATGTACATCCCGCCATTCGCCAGCGTCTCCAGCACGGCAGGCGAGAGGCCCAACACCCACACGGCGAGCACCTCGTTGCCGGCGGTGGATAGATTCAGGACCGTGTTACCATTCGCCGCGTAGTAGTTAAAGACGAGACCGCAGTCCTTCGATGCGGTAGGGGTGATGCCGATGCAGGACGACCCCTCTTTCTTGACCGTGGCGTCCGCTGCGGCGGTCGGCGTGCCGCCTCCGGATGTGATCTTGTACGCGGCCCAGTTCGTAGTCGAATCGGCCGGACTGATCGACGTCATGCCGGTGGTGAAGCTCAGGGCCACGGATCAGCTCCCCAGCGTAAACAGCGCCGCCCCGAAGTTGACCGCGAAGGATTCGGGCTCGTGCAGCGTGATCTCGCTGCCGTAATCCCACCAACCGATAAGCGGCTCACCGGCCGGGGTCTCGTTGTAGAGCACGGCGAACCGGAACGGGCCGATCTCGCCTCCCGCGGCGGTGATCAGGATATCCGTGCCCGTGACCACGATCACGGACCCGATCCTGGATGCGGAGTTGCTCGCATCGACCGCGCCGGAATAGCCATGCCCCGCCGCGATCTCGGAGATCTCGGACTTGAGATTGTTCGTGCGCAGCGGCTGCTGTGCGGTCAGGAACACGCGCAGGGTGTCGGTGTTCGCGTTGAGGCAGCCGACATGCGTTCCCTTGGCGACCTCGGTGATGAAGGAATCGAACTTGTTGAACACGGACATGTCGCGCTACTCCTCCACGATCCGAGTGATGAACCCGTTCTTATCGCGCTCGATCAGGCGGGTGCGCTTGCGATCTTCGGGCAGCACGATGTTGACGACAGGAGCGACATTCCTCGCCTGAGCCGCCTTAGGGGCGGTCTCATCCTCATCCTCGTCCTCATCCTTGTCCTCGCCGGTCTTACCGCCTGGGACCGAGATCGCGCCCTTCTCAGGCCCGGCGGAGCCCTTGCCGTTGGGCTTGCCGTTGCCCGGCTGCGGCGGCGCTCCCTGCTGCTGCACGAACGCGGCGGGAAGCTCGGGCTTGGGCGCCGGCTTCATGCCGGGAGGGATGGGACTGGGCGCGACTTCGGGCGCCGGCTGCACCAGAGCCTCCTCGCGCGTCTCAAGCGGCTCCAGGTCGAGCAGGCGGTCGCGGATCTCGTTGGGCTCGATCACGACCTCGCCGCCGTAGGCAGCGTTAATTCCCGCCCACTGCGTGGCGACGGAGGCGCGCTCGACCTCGTCGAGGAACTGGATGGTAGGCCAGCGGACCTCGTACTCCTCGGGCTCGGGCAGGTAGCCGTTCTCGATCAGGCGATTGACGAAGGGGCGCACCACGAGCGGACCCGCCCAACCCTCACGGCGATCCTGGATCTGGTCGCGCCAATTCGAGCGGTCCTGGCTGGACGCTAACTGACCCATCTCGGAGCCCAGCAGGATGCGCTTCGGAATCCCGGTACCGCCGGCTATCTGAGTCAGAACCGCATCGGCGGGGCGGCTGAAATCGGCGACGTCCGATCCGAGCGTGGTCATATCGATCCCGCGCGTGCGGACCGCGCGCCGCATCCCGTGCAGGAACTCGTCCAGCTCATCCGCGAGATTGGCCTCGGCGGTAGGCGTCAGCGCCATGTCCTTGTCCATGTTCAGGTGGTAGCCCTGATGAGCGCGCAGCCAGAAGGCTTCAGCTCCACCGCCCGTGACCTTCTCCAGATCGTCGAACAGATTCCAGCACCGCTGCAGCCGCGGCTGGCCGTAGATGGTGTCGTCGAGCGTCCCATCGGCGATGTGGATGATGCGCGACCAGTGCACCGCGCGTCCCAGGAACTTGGCGCTGATATTGGCATTGCCTACGCGCTTGAGCACGTACGTATCGGGAAGGCCGAAGCGCTCATCCGCGGGATCGGAGACCCACGTGTTGATCGCGGCATCCTCCTCGGAGAACGGGGTGAGGTACAGGATATCGGCGGGCTTGCCCTTGGGGAGCGGCTGCTCGAAATCGCCTGGGGCGCCGATCAGGACGACCGCGTAGCGGCCGAGACCTGCGAGAATATCGGCGCGCATCAGGGTGGACCAGACCTGGAGGCGGTCGGCGAGATCGAACCACGCCTCCTCGAATTCGGTGGACACATCGGGGTCCTGGTCCTCGACCAGCTCGCCGTCACCGCGCCACGTGGCTTTAGCCGGCGCCTCCACCACTCTCGCAGCTATCGCGTTGCGCTCGTAGCGGGCGCGGTAATCGATAGGCTGGAGATCGCGCTGGTAGCCGAGCGCCGCGTACAGGTCGCGCTTGCCGTCGAACGTGAAGCCGGCGAACTGCCCGAACGAGCGCGCGTACTGGCCGAACTGGGCGCGCTCTATCGCGATGGATGCGAGGGCGCGAAGCTCCGTATCGGTAGCGCGGGTAGGCGTGGATGCGGCGCGAGCGAGACTGGCCGCGGCGGCACGGATGGAGCCAGGGATACCGACTCGCGCTGCTACGCGCGCGGGGCGATGGGCCGGACGCACGGGGCCGGACCTCGCTCTGGCCGCAGTGGTCCGCTTGGTGGTTTTTGTATTGGACATGGTGATGACTGCTCACTGCTCACTGATCACTAACGACTGGCCACCGACCTGCCCCATGTCGCCTCGTACACGCGAGGAGCGGGCTCCAGCAGCACCGCGTTGAATGCGGCGCTGGACGCATCGACCTGATCGTCGTGGGACCCGGTCGGGAACTCGCACAGCTCGCGGATGTAGGACTCATTCCAATCGCCGCGCACCAGCGAGACGTTGCCCGCCTCGCACTGCGCGCGGAACGGCTTGGCGCGCGTGATCTTGTCGCCGCTGATAGGAACGCCAGCGTAATCGTAGCCGGCAAGGAGGCGCGCTCTCGCTGCGATAACCGCGACGCCGGACGCGCCGCCCTCCTTCTCTTCGCGCTGAGCGCAGGTGATGCCATCGGAGCGCGCGGTCTGCAGGATGAGAGAATCGACTCCCGCGGGACCGGCGCGCTCGCGGCGAACATCCTCGACGTAGAAGCGCCCGGAGTATTCGGAGATGCGGACGCCCACGGTCCAATCGCCAGCGCCCTCGGTGCCAGCCGTATCCCAGCCACGAGCGCGTCGCGCGCCAGCGGGCTCGGCATCCACGAACTTGAACCACTCGCGCTTGAAGAGCCCGCCACCCTCGGGAGCGGGGCGCTGCTGGAGCTGTCCGGCCGAGCCGTACGGGCCGAGATCCAGCTCCAATCTCCGCACTATCGCATCGGTAAAGAGTGATGGCCAGAACAGCTCACCGGGCACCGTGCGCGGATCGCGCGGATCGGGGCGGAAGCTGGGGTCATTCGCGCGCGTGGTCTCGTAGCGCATCGGCCAGCAGATGTGGGTCCAGCCGCCGCGCGCGAGCAGATGGCCACTCAGATCGTTCTCGTGCAGGCGCTGCATGACGACTACGACTCGGGTATCGCGCGTGATCCCGCGGGAGCTGATAGTGCGGTCGAACCAGGTATTACACGAGACGCGCTCGATATCGGAGCGCGCCTGCTCGGCGGTCAGCGGGTCATCAATGATGATGCGATCCGGGTGCTCGCCGGTACCTACGCCTCCGACGCTCGACGCTATCCGCCATCCGCCCTCGGTCGTGTTGAAGCGAGTCTTCTGGTTCTGGTCATCCTGCAAGGTGAGCGGGAAGTAGGTCTGGTACCACTGAGACGTGATGATGGCACGCAGTCGCAGGTTGTCACGCGTGGTCAGGTGCGCACCGTAGGACGCAGTCAGGTATCGCAACTGCGGCTGAGTCGCCCACTCCCACGCAGGCCAGAAGACGCTCACCAGCAGCGACTTCATCGTGCCTGGAGAGACATTTATAATCAGGCGCTTGATGTCTCCGCGCGTGACGGAAGCTAGTACGTCGCACAGCGTGCGGATGTGCCAGTTGTCCGCGTAGGCACGGTCAGGCTCTACGATGGGCCACGCCTGGACTACGAACTCGTGCAGGTAGCGGCGCGCGAGTTCGGCATTGATGGAGTCGAGCGAGGGAAGCGGAGGCGTGGGAGCGGGTATCGCGGCGGGCGCGGGAGGCGCGGGTGCGGGCGGCGGTGGCGGTACCGGGGCTACCGCGCGCAATGGGGCGTACTTCGCCGATGCCTCCGCCCTGACGCGCGACTGCTGCGTCTTAGCCTTACGTGCCGGCGCACGGGCCGGCTTCCGTGCCGCGGCTACTGGCATCAGCTCCCCGTATCGGTAGCACCGCTATCACTTCCCGCCCCTGACTCATCGTCGCCGTCTCCGCCTGACCCGGCCTCGTTCAGCGATCTCACCACGGTCGCGTCTATCGCGCCCTCGGAGCGCACATCCGCCGCAGCGCGCTCCATGGCCGCGTCGGCGATGCGCCGCGCGCTCTCGATCCAGGTGCGCATGGTCATCAGCTGCTCGTCCGTGAGCACGTGGAGCGCGGGATCGAGCAGCGGCGCCCCATCGGCGCCGGTAAACTCGTGCCTGTCCACGAAGGCGCGGACATCGATGTGACGGCCGACCAGTTCGAGCGCGCGCAGGCGGTCGATGAACTTCGCCTTGATCACGCGGCCGATGTTCTTACCATCGGGACTGTAGATCTCCCTCACATCGGACGTGTGGAGCATGCGGCGCCACACCACCGGCCACTGCGAGACCGGCTTGAAGGAACCCTCGTCGTCGATGATGTCGGCAATGTCGGCCATCAGCATGTCCGCGGCGTAGCGCAGGACGAAGGCGGCGTCTATCTTGGCCTGCTCGGAGCGCTCCGCCATGCGGCGGGCGATCTCCTCCTTGATGGCGGGCTTGCGGATCATCAGGCGCGACGCGGCGACATGGGGCAGTTTGCCCTTGTATCCCGCACGTATTGCCGCGGCGCTGCCGTTGAGGTCCTTCAGGTACTCATCCACGAAGCGACGCGCCCAGTTAGTGCCTTGAGGTCTATCGGGATGGGTGATGGTGGCGGGCTTACGTATCGGAACTCGGGCACGGGTGCGCGGGTGCGCGTTGCCGTTACCGTTGCCATTACCGCCGGAGGTACCACGCGAGACCGCTTGAGGCTGGACCTCCCGTAGCGCCGACTGGTGCTGGGTTCCAGGGGATGAGGGATGGGTCGGCTTGCTCACTTAAGCGGCAGCGCGGACGTTGGGCCTCTTACGGGATAGCTGCTTGGCAGCCTTACGCAGCTTGGGATGGCTGCGCGACTTGCGCGCGAGCGACGCGGCGCGCGCCTTGCGTACCTTGCTCACCTTCGCGCTGGTGCCCACGGTGCGGCGACCGCGCACCTCCAGCTCGGGCGACTGGGCGATGTACGTGTAGAGCTGGTCCAGGGTGACGCCAGCGGCGACGGCGATGCGGGCACCGACATGAAACGAGGCGCCGCGGGTGCCGCGCAGCACGCGGCCAACATGAGCTGGAGTCAGGCCGGCGATGCGGGCGATGCGGCGGTAGTTGCCAGGACCCAGCCGGGACGCGGTCTCACTCGTGACCTCGGCGCTGGCGACTGCGACGATAGGGATGGTAGCACTCATACGGCGATTGTAGCACGAGCGAAAGCGGACAGACAATGGTGGAGGCGGGAGGGGGAGGGATCGGCGCCTGATACCCGGTCCCTCCCCCCGCCCCGCGCTACGAGCGCGACGCGAGCGATGCGAGCGATGTACGCTACGAGCGACATGTACGCTACACGCGCGATGCGCGCCCTCGCGCTACGTGTCTAAATGTCTCGTGTCTCACGTACGCACTTACCACCTACGCGCCTACGCCCCTACGACTTCGGCTTCAGCGCGTCGGCCAGAGCGGTAGCAACGAGTGCTCCGATGGCCTTCAAGCTCGCGTCGTCGATGCTCACCGCTCGCGCCGTCAGCGTGTCGCCCGCGCCCTGCTGGACCGGGTTCCACAGACCGTCCGTCGCGATGTCACGGTGCGCCGTGTGCTGCTTCTGCACGTTGTCGAGGTTGACCACCGCATTCTTGCCCACCATGTTGCTCGTCTCGACCGCGTTCTGGAGAGCCTGATTCGCGATGACCTGCCGCTGGTTGTCGTACTGCAGCGCGTCCGACAGCACCTTGTCCACGTAGGTGCGATTGCGCTTGATCGACTCCAGGGATACCTCCTGGTAGGCGTCGTACGTGCGCTTCATGTTGAGGTGGTTCATCTGTGTCAGCGCGTTGAGCGCGGCCTCGTGCGCCTCGCCGCCACCGATGTCCTCGATGCGCTCGCCCACTGCCTGCCCGGTGGTGCGCGCACCCAGCGAACCCTCCGACGCGCCCACTGTCACTGCGCCAGTGGTCTGCATGAACTTCTGGATCGCCTGCGACACGGCCTGCCCGACCTGCTCGGCGATCTGCTGTGCCGCCTGCGCAACGACCTGATCGGCGATGAGCTTGGTTTCGTCTGGCGTCATCATACTCTCCTGCGAGATTGTCGCGAGTTTACGCCCTGCCCCGGTAAGATGAGAGATGCTGGATGCGTGGAGGGGGAGCGGTGGCTGCGTGCTGCGTGCGCTGTACCATACCGCCCGCCTCCTCCGCCCGTCCAGATTGTAGCACGAGAGAAATCTAGCGGGCAAGCGGAGGGATGCGAGGTGCCGCGGATAAACCTGAAAGCTCGTGTGTGCGCAGCGCGTGCGGCAGCGCGGCATTTGGCTTAAATCGCGGTGCCTCTCTCTCCCCTTTGGG